AAAGAAAACATAATCGAATCCAGGGCCACACATGTCATAAGCAGTGCTATCAATTTAATCTCATACATATATGAGAATTATGATAGTGAAACTGCATTAGAATTAGAACGCCGGTTAGTTAATAGTATCAGGGGCAGAGATCATCGTAAATTTACGAGAAAGATCAAACAAATACGAGAGTCAAAGAATGAAAATAAATGAAGGACCATTAAACTTATTAAAAGGGATGCGGGCCGCTTCTAATGTTAGTAAAGCTAAAGGAAGAGACAGAGAAGCACAGCAGGTAAAATTAAAACAAGCAGCAGCAAACAGATTCGCCACGGATGCCGGTTACCGTCGTCGTATCAAGGATCTAACAAACGCCACAATGACAAAATGGCTTAATAGAAAAGCTATTCTTACCAAACATTCAAAACAAGTTACGTCTGACGAATTTCTAAAATGGCTCAAACGTTTTATGGGAAAGAACCGCCCATTGCCTGCATTTAATGGTGATATGAGTGATGCAAATATAAAACGATATCTTGAATCTGTTGTTAAACGTTATTATACTAACCCTGGTCAAAATAAGAATAAAAATACACAGGGCGATATCGAAATTAATGACAACGAACCACAAGATTTTAGTTTGAGTAATAAAGAAGCAAGACGCAAGAAACTATTGCCTGTAATTCAGGCCTACACTGATCGTTTGAATAAAATGGAACCAAATGATCCAAAACGAGACATCCTTATCAACAAAATTGAACAATTAACAAAGGAAATTCAGCGCGAAGCTACTGAACGACTGCTTCTGTTAACATTTTTAAGCGAGCATGCCGAGCAAAAATAAACATATAGAACATCTCGAAGACATAATCTTCAACGACGGATATGTTGGTGCAAAGGATGTATTAACACATATTGCGAATATTGTCCGTCGTATGGCAGGGAAACAGTCTGATTATACCATAACGACAAAATGGGATGGCGCACCGTCAATTGTTGCTGGGATCGATCCAGAGGATGGTAGATTCTTTGTTGCTACTAAATCTGCATTTGCCAAGAACCCAAAATTAGTAAAAGATATTGATTCACTTCAAGAATATTATGGAGACCAGCCAGGTCTCTATAAAAAATTAGCCATTGCACTAAAGTATCTACCCAAATTGGGTATTACTGATGTTGTTCAAGGCGATTTCATGTATGATTCCGACAGTATAAAGAAAACTACTATTAATGGCCGTAATGTTATTGTGTTCAAACCAAACACAATAACATACGCCGTTGATGCAGATTCAAAACTAGGTCATAGAATATTAGCTAGCAGAATGGGTATTGTTTTTCATACTCAGTATCATGGTCCAACAATGCAGCTAATGCATGCGTCGCCAATTGGCCAGCGTTCTTTTGGTCCTAACAGATATGTATGGGCAACTACTGCCACGTTAAAGGATTTATCTCGTAATACAATACTAAATGTTCGCGAACTAGACAAAATTAAAAAGCTATTAGCTAAAGCAAAGTCAATATTGTCTTCAATTCCGCAATCAGACTTTGATGCAGTAATTAATGAGCCAGAATTCAAAAAGTTCATAAAGCCATATATTAATGCATCAATTCGTAATGGATCAACACCAAAATCTCCATCGGAATTTATAAATGGGTTCTATAGATTCTATGTCAAAAAGATTGGAAATGAAATTAATAACTTGGTTAAAAAATCAGGCAAGGATTCAATCGCTGTTCGCAATAGAATAAGGAAATTGAAGGCAAAACGTAAGTTTTTAGAAACGCATAAAGAAATATTAGTTAAGATTTTCCTGTTCTTTAAAAACGTAGAGCAAATAAAACATATCCTAATTAATCGCCTTAATAAAGCAGACACAATTGCTACATTTATTGATGATGGTTCTACATTAAAGCCAACAAACCCAGAAGGCTTTGTAATAGCAACACCGAAAGGACAGTTAATTAAACTCGTTGATAGAATGGAATTTTCTAAAAACAATTTCAACATACCAAAAAGTTGGGATTAACTACTTGTTTTTATTTTTCCAAAAACTATAAATACAATAGTAAAGCCGTTACGGGTGTGACGGCACATAGTTATTAGGAGATAAAGAAAATGGCAGAAATTACTCGCGTAAATGGCGGTGTTGGTCCGATCGAGCTAATTGGTCGTGATTTAGAATGGGTTCACGTAGCAGGCATTGATTGCACTGGTTACGCGGATGCTAATGGAAAATTGATTCCAGAATCAAACCTAGAAAAAGTTCGTCGTATCATCGACGGTGCAGCATCTATTACTATTATCGGTGAGCCTACTGCAACTGACGTTATGTTTGGTGTTGAAGGTCTAGGTGCAACTGCTGCCGATCTACAGGCAGCTATCGACGCAGCTACTGGTGGAACATCTACTGTTGCTGTGGTAGCACTTACTGGCGCCGCATTTGTATAATTAGTTATGCAATTCTAAAAAAGCAACCTTCGGGTTGCTTTTTTTATGAGCCATTATTCATTAATGAGTTATACTCTGTAAATACATTATATTTTAGAAGGTAGCGTTATGACATTTGTGGGGATTAGTCTAATTATCATAGGTATTTGTGTTGTTTGTGGTCTTGCTTCTTATTTAGGAGGTGATTATGCTAAAGACCAATCAACTAAACGAGTGCTTTTTACATTAGGAAGTGGCTTACTTGGTATAGCCGCCATTACTGGTTTAAAACTTATTCTATCTATTTTCATTAGATAACTATTCATACTATGTTAATAACACCAACATCGCTTAATAGTGACTATACCTATTTTGTTATTCATACATTAATAGACATTACAAAAACAAATGTCTGTAGAATAGACACGGCTGAATCGTCTATGGTTCTAAAGCATAATCAGCAACGAAATTTTGATACATACTTACAGGCATGTAACTTACGAACCCAAACATTTGATATAGCCAACCCAGCAACCAATTTTGTTAAAGTAGACAAACTTTTTGGACAGTTATATAAAGGTCGTCAGAAAGTATGGTCATTTTATTTTGGGGTTGAGCAACCAGCCTGTTTGCAATCAAGCATGTCTGAGTTTGGATTACTAAGAGGTGATTTGCATGGGGTGCCAATTATAACTAATTTGACCGAAACAGTTAAATTAAACGGGCCGTTCATTCAAACAATTGGTTATAACACAAACACTATTATAGAGAAAATAAATAATACGCTATGAATAAACCGCTAACAATTGACGATTTTAACAAGATTAAGAACTTCATTAATACTATGAAACACGAAGGTATAGTAGATCTATTGTTCAAACAAACAAGTGATGGCAAGTATATCATTGCCAATTATACTTTGCATAAAAACAACAAGGACCAATGGATAGTGTCGCATGACGGAGTCACTACAACATTTTTTTATAAAAAAACCGCAACATATTATATTATTGCTAATTTGTTAGGGTTAAAGGAAGATGTTTTGAGTATTATCAATGTAGATAATAAAATAGCAAAAGCTCAACATGAAATTGAAGTATTAAATCAAGTCTTGAATCATTTGATGCAATCATCGCATAGCGCAGACACTGAGTGGGATATTGGGCTATATCACAATAAACTAACTGAGCAAGTTGCTCGGTTAGCGCATGCAAAGGAGTTATTAAGTAAGTGGGAGTTAAAATTAACAAATATGAAATATTATGCTGCTTAATAAATTTAATTACCGTACATATAAAAAAACTACATCTAAGGATGGCTATAGAGTTTATGACACTCCGTCAGGCAAGTTGCCCTCAGTAACCACAATACTTTCAGAAACAAAATCAGAAGAAAGCAAAAAGGCATTGGATGCTTGGGCCAAACGAGTTGGTAAGTCTCAAGCAGAAACAATCAAAACCACTGCCTCTAATAGAGGGAATTTAATGCACAAGTGGTTAGAAAACCACATTGCAGGAATAGAGAGAAAATGCGGCTCTAATTTAATTCATAAACAATCCTATAGTATGGCACAAGAAATCATACAAAAAGGATTAAAGAATGTCAATGAATATTGGGGTTCTGAAGTTACTTTATATATGCCAGAATTATATGCCGGCACAACTGATGTTGTTGGAGTTTGGAAAAACACACCAGCAATAATTGATTTCAAACAATCCAATAGAATTAAAACAGAAAAGGATATTATAGACTACAAAATGCAACTAGCCGCATATGCCCTGGCGCATAACGAGTTATATAATACCGATATAAATACTGGTGTAATTATGATGTGTACTCCAGACATTAATTATCTCGAATTTTCATTTACTGGCGCCGCATTTGCTGATATAACTTATGAATGGGTCAAGCGAGTTGAGCAGTTTTATGAGTTGTGAGTAAAATTACAAATAACTATAAATATATTTAAATAAAATAACAAAAGGAATGCCATGAATATTAATGATTTTGACAAAAACAAACAACAAGCAATTGATAGAATTTTTGAATCTAGATTTGGATCAAAGATTACTCTAAATGCTATCAGTAGGCCTACAGCAATTAAACTACTTAAAAAAGTTACTGAGGCAATTAATTCTTATAAGCAATCGAGTAACTATCATTTAGCTGAACGTGATCAACGATATACTGAATTGCTTGTACTTCGTGAAGGACTTCACGCAAAGATTAGCGATCTAACAAAAAGCAAACAGTCATTCAGACTAACAGAAGGAGAAATTGCAGCCGCAGAAGCCGTACTCGCAGCAAAGGATTTTGTAGATCGAGTTCAAAAAATGATTGAAGACACTGGTCGTATGATGAACGAAGATCTGCCACCATTAAGCGATATTATCAGAGATCAGATTGGCGCAGCAGAATCAGAGCAATATGTAGCAATTGTGTCTGAAAAATTGTCAGAGTTACATAGCGTTCTTCAAGACACCAGAACTGTATTTGATAATGCAGCCAGAGCATTGGCGGGCGAGGCAGAGTTTGGTGCAGATATGACATTACCTGGCAATGACGATTCTTCTACTGACATGGACGATGTTGACAACTTAGATGATCTTGACGATTTGGATGATCTTGACTCGGATGAGAATATGGACGATCTGGCTGATTTAGATGTAGATAACGAAGATGAAGAATTAGAAGCACCCGAAGTTACATCTGGAGTTGGTCGCGAGACTAGGTAACATGTATTTGCACGAGATTTTTGAAGGGATTGTTGCGAGTCGCTTGCAAGAAGAAGCCGACGATTTGTTTATCAATTTCTCAACCGTCCTAGAAACTCTTGTTTCGGAAGCAAAGATTGAAAAGATTTCTAAAATCCCAATGGATCTTTTTTTGGATCTCGTTAAAAATACTGGCATAAGTATTAACTATGATATATTTGTTGAGTTAATGACCCAACACCCAAATTTAAATTCGTTCATTAAAAATTATAACCAGGATGAAATTGAATTAGATATTGGACAAGTTGATGTTCCCGAAATTAAAGACGAAGAGACCTCGCGAAAAGCAGTTGAGAAGATTGCAAAGCGCGTAGCAAAGCGGAGGCTTAAGAAAAAATAATGTTACCATTATATGACGCGTCTACTGCAAGACAGTTAACTACCCACAATAGAAATATAATTAATGAGATTCATTTGCTCGCTTTGTATGTTTTTGATGCAGCATCTAACAATGAATTGAAAGTGGAAATCACAGACACTAGCGAAATTGTAATTAATGGTACAATCATAACTGGAACGCCAATGTCTCTAGATCCCAATTATAGTAATGTTCTAACACTTAATAAAACAGAGTCAATTGAGTATGTTGGCATAGACACTGTTAAAACATACTTTAAAAATTATGGTTATAGTATTGATACTACGATCTCAGCAACAAATACATTAATGTGGATTATTAGTTGGTAAATTATGGCAATAGTAACAATATCACAAATTCAACATAGACGTGGTATTTTAGGGTCTGACCCAATGCCTCAATTGAACAGTGCTGAGCTTGGATGGGCAATTGACAAGCAAGAGCTATATATCGGCAATGGTACAATTGCCGAAGGCGCACCCTATGAAGGCAACACTCGGATTCTAACAGAGCATTCTAATCTGATTGCTCTTTTAAGTGATTACACATATTCCGGTCCGTTTACCGGCGCAGCAATGCAAACAGGGGCAGATCCTGCAACGCCAATTACAAGAACATTTATAGAACGCTATGATGATAACGTCAGTGTTCGTTCGTTTGGTGCTCTTGGTGATGGTGTTACTGATGATTATGCTGCAATTAATAGAGCAATTGAGCAACATACGCTATTGCATTTGGGGGACAACCGTTACTGGACAACTATATATCTACCAGCTGGCACATATTTAATTTCACAGCCGCTAGTATTGCCACCTAGAGTAAGATTGGTAGGTGATGGCCCAAATTCAACTATTATTGAATTATCGACACCAACTAGTAATGTTGTTGGCATTGTAAAAACTCAAGACCCAAATAGCACAAATGATATCTATCCTGAAGATATAAGATTAGTTGGAATGACTCTTCGTGCTAGTAGCAATTCATCGGATGTTCTTAGAATTAGCGATGCAAAAAATATCGTATTTGAACATGTTGAATTTGCAGGCAGTGTTACTGACACAACCGTAACAGGCCCGAACAACTCTGCGGTTTTGATTCAAAACACAATTAGACCAAGCGAACATCTTGTATTCATTAACTGTTCTTTTAGAAATACTACCTATGGTGTTACGACTTCAGTTATTGGTGGACTAGCATCACGACAGGACGTTTATGACCTGACATTAATAAATCCATCATTTTTCAACCATTACAAGGGAATGATGTTTGGCAACAATGTTATTGCTGGTAGTGTTGAACCCAGAAATATCAGAGTATTAACTGGTACATTTGATAAAATCGCAAAAGAAGGAATCCACTTATATAAAACAACATCGTTTACGTCATATGGCAATCACTTTGCGGATGTTGGCAACGATCAACAAGGCGCAGGTAACCCAACTACCCCATGTATTGTATTTGGTGATTATGGTGTTGCTAATCCAGTCGATACGCCATTGGATTTAACAAAATATGAAAACAATTACAGTATTGGTGATCACTTCGATCGTAATGATACAGACAATGCAGTTTATCCAAGAATTAAATCTTCATGTTTGAAATCATATGTAATAGCGCCAGACGAAATTAAATTCGGAACCTATCAAACAGAAGTAGGCAGATTAGTATTGCTAGACGACGGTCAAACAACACCAGCACCAACAGGCATTGTATTATCACCTGCAAAATATCATGGCGCAATTATTGATTATCAGCTGAATAGAGATGGCGATCAAAAACGAACCGGTACCCTAAGAATTACATTTGGTCCAGGCGGGATTTCATATACAGACGATTATGATGAAGTACAGCCAGTTGGAATTGACTTTACCGTTGATTTGGTCGCAAACGAAGCAGTTGTTAACTATACAAGCACTAGTGAATTAAAGACTTGTGTACTGTCATACTCAATCCGTCACTTAACATGTGTTGCGGCATTGCCTACTACGGTAATTGCACCACCGCCAGCAATTAATCCACCTGGTCCAATTAATAATATCGCACCAGCAGGAGACACACAGCCAGTTCCGCCATTAGTGTCATTACAAGTATATGACCCAACATATCAATATGGTGCTGGCTCAACTCAACTTAATACAACAAGTGATTGGGCGTCGTCAGTAGAAGGTATTTCTGTTACTGTTGATGGTGACTTTGATACATTGTTGTGGACTATTCAATTCGATCCTAATAGTACACAAACCCCTGCATCGCCATCACTATCAATGTTTGGAATAGCTGACGCAGACACTATTAACCCAACAATAACATTTGTTCAAGGGCTAGACCCATTATATGATTTATATTTGTTGGTTACATTAACAGCAACAAATTCAGTAACTGGCGACAGTTCATCTGATTCAGTTGTACTGAACTTTGTTTATTCCAGTGGAGGACTTGGATAATGCCTTTATTGACTAAAATATTAACAGCAGATACACCAGACGTTACTTGGTCAATGAGTGGTCCCGGCAGCACTGTTGGGGGTGTATCACTAGTAGACCATGGTGACGGTACTGCAACCTTTAATTGGGATACTGATGTATTGACCACTAGAGTCGACACAACAATTACATTTAGAGCAACAAACAATAGCACTGGTGCATATAGTGAAGTAACTGAGCCATTAACATCATGGCATGTGCCAGAAATACATCAAGATATTCCAACAAAAGGACTTACACTCACATATGAAACGGCTGCTGGCCCGGGAGCAACACCACAAGGTTTACAGAATTCAATTTATATCGAAAACAACAATCCTAATGGTATTATAGTTGAGCGGCGTTTAGTTGCTAGATCAATAAACCCAACACCAAGTTTTGCATGGACATTTTCTATGCAATATGGCAATATTGCTGATGTGACAACTACTGTTACAACAACTGATGTAACAGACGATACCTTGATCATTCAAGTAAATGGTGCCTTATATGGCGCAGATGCCCCTGCAAATGTTGATTTTGTAGCAGACATAGCAACTGTTACTGTAATTGACCAAAACAACCCGTATTCGGCAGATTTTGGTAACCAAGATTTAGCAGCCACAATGAATGTGTATGTAGTTGTTGGCAACAGTTACCCAGTAAATAACTTTTAAGATAGTTTAATTCACATATGAAAAATCTCTGGATTATGAAACCAGAGCAACGGATGCTCTGCTGGAGAGAGTTCAGGGAAGGACTTAAACAAAAAGACGACATTATTGCAATATCAGAGACTGCTGAATTGTGGTCTACTGCACCAATTAGCTCACAATATCTATCGCCGGATCTGCCAAATGAATGGCCTGGCCCATGGGATCTACTGTATCAAAATGTATATGATGATCTAAGCATCACCTTAGGAATTACATATACATTGTATCTTGCGAGTGAAAGATTTTTCAAACCACGCATTAAAATTTTAGTAAATAAAAACACACACGAAACGTTCAACACTGTTTGGTTTGGTAATATCGTTGCCAACTATGAATATGGTGTCGTTGTTGACGCAGCATCAATTCCATCAAACCTAACAGTTAGGTACGAATACACATCAGATAATCTAAACTTGCAACAATATATATAGGAACAGATATGAATGAATTATTGGTAACAAAAAGAGATGGTCGAGTTGAACCACTGGATCTTGAAAAATTACACAGAGTGACATTATGGGCTACAGAAGGTATTACTGGCGTTAGTGCGAGTGAAATTGAGATTAAGAGCCACATTCAATTTTATCCAAAGATTAAAACAGTCGATATCCAAGAAACATTGATCAAAAGTGCAGCAGACTTGATTAGCGAAGATACGCCAAACTATCAATTTGTTGCAGGAAGATTAATTAATTATCATCTGAGAAAAGAAGTATATGGTGGATATACGCCATGGCATATTAAAGATTTAGTCAAGCGAAATATAGATTTGGGATTTTATGATCCGCAATTATTATCATTGTATTCTGATGACGAATGGGAGAAAATCAATTCTTACATTAAGCATACAAGAGATGAAGACTTTACATATGTTTCAATGGAGCAATGGAGAAGTAAGTACCTTGTACAAAATCGTACTACTGGTGAAATCTTAGAAACGCCACAAATGGCAATGATGTTAATTTCTGCTTCTATTTTCTCTGGTTACCAATCTGACGTCAGACTAAAATACATTAAGGATTTTTATGACATGCTGTCAACTGGCGTAGTATCGTTGCCCACGCCAGTTATGGCTGGCGTTAGGACATCACAGCGCCAATTTTCTTCTTGTGTATTGATTGAGTCAGACGATTCGTTAGATAGCATTAATGCAACTACTTCTTCTATTGTAAAATATGTATCACAGCGAGCTGGTATTGGAATTGGTGCAGGGAAGATCAGAGCAATTGGTTCACCAATCAGAGGCGGACAAGCGTATCATACTGGAGTAACACCATTTTACAGACTTTTCCAGTCAGCAATTTCTTCTTGCTCACAGGGCGCAATTAGAAAGGGCAGCGGAACACTTTATGTTCCAATTTGGCATTATGAAATCCAAGATATTCTAGTGCTCAAGAATAATAAAGGCACAGATGATAATCGTGTCAGGCATATTGATTACAATATTCAGCTAAATGAATTTATCTATAAAAGAATCATCAGAAACGAACCAATTAGTCTATTCAGTCCGAGTGAAGTTCCTGGATTGTATGAAGCATTCTTTGAAGATCAAGAAAAGTTTGCTGAATTGTATGAGAAATATGAACGCTCTACTAAAATCCGAAAACAAAAAGTTAATGGTTTAGAGTTATTAACTCAATTGCTGTTGGAACGAAAAGGTACTGGTAGAATCTATACAATGCATGTGGATCATTGTAATACACATAGTTCTTTTATCCCAGAAAAGGCACCAATTAGAATGTCCAATCTTTGTGTTGAAATAACACTTCCCACAAAGCCATTAAATGACATTAATGACCCAGATGGTAGAATACAGCTATGTACATTAGGTGCCATCAACTGGGGTATGATCAAGCATAAAGAAGAATTTGAAAAACCATGTAATTTGCTAGTAAGAGCAATTGACGCACTGTTAGATTACCAATCATATCCAATCCTTGCTGCTAAGCTAGCTACTATGGAACATAGACCAATTGGTATTGGCATTATTAACTTTGCGTATTGGCTAGCCAAGAATGATTTGCAATACAACAGAGAAGCACTGCCATTAGTTGATGAATATGCTGAAGCATGGAGTTATTATTTAATCAAAGCGTCTGTTGATTTAGCAAAAGAAAAAGGGCCATGCACTCGAGTAGAAGATACTAGGTATTCACAGGGCATCTTGCCAATAGATACCTATAAAAAATCAGTTGATCAATTAATCCCGCATACTGAGCGCATGCCATGGGATGAGTTAAGAAAGGAATTAAAAGAATATGGGATACGAAATTCTACACTGATGGCGCTGATGCCAAGTGAAACAAGCTCGCAAATCAGTAACAGCACTAATGGTATTGAGCCAGTTAAATCATTCATTACAGTAAAGGCGTCAAAAGATGGTGCTCTAAAACAAGTAGTACCAGAATTCAGACGGCTTAAAAACAAGTATGACTTATTGTGGCAACAGAAATCACCAAAGGGTTATCTTGAAGTGGTTGCAGTATTGCAGAAATATATTGATCAATCAATTAGCACAAACACGAGCTACAACCCAGAACTATATCCAGATGACATCTTGCCAATGCAAACGCTAATTGAAGATATGCTGTATGCGTATAAGCTGGGCATCAAGACCCTATATTACTTTAACACTTATGATGCACAAGAAGAAGTCGTTGTTGACGATGATGACAGTGATTGTGACTCTTGTAAGATATAACAATTGTTCACCTATAAAACAACAAAATGCTTTGAAATCTCAAGGCATTTTATGTTGTAGGTAAATACCCCAAACAACTAACATTTAACGCATAACAAATGAGAACTATACTATGAGCATTTTTAACAAAGACAATGAGAATTTTTTGACATCAACTATGTTTCTCGGAGAAGAGCTTGGTATTCAACGATATGAACAGGTAAAATATCCTGTTATTGAAAAGATGACAGAAAAGCAATTGTCGTTCTTCTGGCTACCACAAGAAGTCGATCTATCAAGAGATCCAAAAGACTTTAGAGACCTAACTGAGCATGAGCAGCATATTTTTACAAGCAATCTAAAACGCCAGATCCTGCTAGACACAGTTCAAGGCAGAAGCCCTAACTTAGCACTTTTACCACTAACAACACTTCCTGAGTTAGAAGCATGGATTGAATTGTGGTCATTTAACGAAATGATTCATTCAAGAAGTTATTCTCATATCATTAGACAGATTTACTCAGATCCAAGTAAAGTCTTTGATGAAATTATGGACATCCAGGAGATCGTTGATTGTAGCTTGTCTGTCACAAAATACTACAATGAACTGTACGATATGGCTAGATGGTATGGATTGCTAGGTAGTGGTGAATTCACAGTAGTAGATAACAATACTGGGCTGTCTCGTACGGTAATTGTTGATGAATATAATCTTAAGAAAAAGATTTGGATGGTTCTAAATGCAGTAAATGCACTTGAAGGAATTCGTTTCTATGTGTCGTTTGCATGCTCGTGGGCATTTGCTGAATTGAAAAAAATGGAAGGCAATGCAAAGATCATCAAATTAATCTGCCGAGATGAAAATCTTCATTTGGCATTTACACAAACAATGCTTAAAACATTGCCAAAAGATGATCCGGACTATGCGAAGATTAAAGAAGAGACGAAGGACGAGTGCTTGCAGTTAATGCTCGAAGCAGTAGATCAAGAAAAGAATTGGGCTGCATATTTATTTAAAGATGGAAGCATGATTGGATTAAATGAACAATTGCTCAATACATATATTGAATGGATTGCCCACAAAAGGCTTACTGTTCTTGGTCTTAAATCACCATTCAATGGCGGGAGCAACCCACTTCCGTGGACTGAACAATGGATTTCATCTGCGCAGGTCCAGACCGCACCACAAGAAACCCAAATTACAAGTTATACTTTGGGTGCAGTAGACATGAATATCGATACAGATTCATTGGGAGATTTTGAACTTTAAGGAGAAATATATGCTAACTATATATACCAAACCACATTGTCCTAATTGCGAAGCAGCCAAACAACATCTTATTAATATAGGTGTTGGGTTTGAAATGGTAGATATAACTGTTGATGATGCTGCCTATTCGTTTATAATTGGAGAAGGACATAGATCAGTACCGCAATTCTATGAGGGCAAAACTAATATTTGCTCTTATGCTGAATTGATGACTATGAATAAAGAACAACTAACACAACTAATACAGGATTTAACATGATTATACAAAAACCATTCAGCGAAGGTGACGTCGTTACTATCAAAAATACGCTAGGTGAAGAAATTATCGCCGAATTTAAATCAGAAACTGCCGATACATACTATATCCGCCGCCCTGTTGTTATTGCAATGATGCAACAAGGTATTGGTTTTATGCCAGCAATGGTTTCGGCTGAGATGGGCGACAGCGAACTTGCATTTTCGAAGGCAAACGCGCTCTGGCCAGCAATGCGAACTAATGATGAATTGGCTAAAGCATATACTGAGCACACTACTGGTATTGCACTAGCGACATCGGCAAAGACTGATATTAAACTGTAATGTTGACTTTTATTAGAAAATTGATTGGGTGCCGGTCTAGTGATAAACTAGACCGCAACCTGCATGAATCTGGTTATATTGATACAGAGGACACAACAATCAATACTGGTTTAAATACTGTAAATTGGGGCGACGTGGCCGAAGACGTCGCCGATTTTATGCGAATACATGGTACAGTAGATAATCCAGGTAAACGAGCAACGTTTACCGAAGAACTAAAATTGTATCTGAAAACCAGACACTCAATAAGAAAGGATAATAGCATTTCGTATGCTTTTAATGAAGGCAAATCTTTCGAACCAACAAATAAATCAAATGAATGAACTTCACCTGACTAAAAAAGATTTCAAAATTGAATGGTTCTCTGGACAAGGTGCCGGTGGACAACATCGTAATAAGCATCAGAATTGTTGCAGAATAACTCATATTGCAAGTGGCTTAACTGCCGTTGGACAGGATCATAGTTCCAGGGTAGCCAACCAACGCGATGCTTTTACGCGGTTGGCCAAGTTGATTATTGCTAAGGAATACTCGTCTGAGCCGCAAGTAAGAGAAAAGGCAACTGAAGTCATCAGAAATTACCACGCCGTCCGTAACGAAGTACATGATAAGGCATCTGGTCAAAAACAATCATATAAGGATGTTGTAGAAAAGGGAAATATTGAAAAAATGATAGAAAGCAGAAAAACTGCTGTATCTGGTATAGTTGATCCTGATGATAAATAATAAATAATATTAAAGGAGAACAAAATGCCAGCAGTTTGTAGAATCACTGACGAATTTAGCTGTAGTGACAAAGTAGCAACTGGATCCGGAAATGTATTTGTTAATGGTCTCCCAGCAGCTCGTTTAACTGATTCAACAACTGGCCACCCATGCCCGCCAGGCGGTTCCGGAACTGCACCACCATCAAATATAGTAACAGGATCAAGCAGAGTATTTGTTAATGGACTACCGATTGCTCGCTTAACAGACTCGTTAGACCCGCATAAGTGTTCTGGCTCATCGAGCCCACATAGTGGTATTTTAGTAACTGGATCTAGTAATGTTTTCTCCGGATAGAATTTAGCCTGGGACCGTTACGTTAAGGGCTATAATAGGTTTGGTGCGCCTACTGAACAATTACTCGCTACAATTAGTTCAGGAAAGCACTTTATATTCTCATCATATTCATATCAAAATTTAAGCATGCGTTTCTTATGCTGTCCCTGCTCAAGACTAAATAGTTAAAATAGAATAATATAATATGGCCATTAATAAACGTCAAAGTAAAAAAGTAATTGATCATGTGCGCACAGAAGATGCTGCTGGTCTTAGAATGGATCCAGGTCCACATATTGGTATCGTTAAGCATGTTGTGGACTCAACACGATCTGGCAGATTAATAGTATACTTGCCGCACCTAGGAGGCGATCCTGACGACGTGCATAACCAACGAATTGTCCAGTATGCGTCCCCGTTTTTTGGATATACAAACCTACAAGAAAATCCTAACGGTATTGCTAATCAACAAAATACATTTGAAACAGTTCGACATACCTATGGTATGTGGATGACACCGCCGGATGTTGGTGTTAAGGTACTTGTTATTTTTGAAGCAGGGGATGCAAATAATGGATATTGGTTTGCATGTATTCCACCAACAGCAGAACATAACATGGCAGTATCGGGCGGTGGTGTTTCTGTTGATCAATTAGAAACGGACAAATCAGTCGAAGCATTGATTAAAGAGACTGGAACAAAATTTGTTCCAGCATGCGAATTTAATGCTGCATCTTATAAAGCATTTACTCCTGGCGTGTTACAAAACAACAGACCGCCACATCGCGTACAAACTAAAATTTTAGCAGAGCAGGGCCTATTAGCTGACCCAATTCGTGGAATCGATGATGCAACAACACAGCGTGAAAGTCCTTCTGGCTTGTTTGGTATTTCAACACCTGGCAGACCGTATATTGATCAAGCAACAGACGATTTGCTAAAACAGTTATCAGAAAATGTATCAGTAGATCGAAATAAACTTAAAGAAAAAATTGACAGTGGACGAAAAGGTGGTCATCAATTAATAATGGACGATGGTGATGTCGATGGCAATCAGCGTCGGGTTCGTTTAAGAACGGCAGCAGGCCACCAAATATTACTAGATGACACACATGGAATTGTTTATATATCAAATTCGTCAGGTAATTCTTGGGTGGAATTAACCCCAGACGGACAAGTTAATGTATATTCTGCAAGCGATATTAATATTAGATCCGGAAATGATATCAATATTAAAGCAGACAGAGACATATCTCTACATGCAAGCAGAGATATAAGAATGTTATCTGGGAACAAATACAAGACGCAAACGGCTACTATGGAAACGAATGCAAATAGCATTCTAACACATGCTAGTGGTAATATATCAGTATCTGCAGAACAATCATACGCGCTGAGTGCATCTGGGACAATTGGTCTGGCTGCTAATGATGAATTGATTATTAATTCAAATGGCGGGGGCTGGCAAGGCGGCAATTTGTTACAAATAGACGCAGGTGCTCTATTCTTGTGTTCGGGTTCTCCTGGCGGTGCGCTAGCTCCAACTGTACCATCAGAATTTACTGTTACTAATCTAAATGACACAGTTAAAATTGGAGATGTTTGGCAACATACCCAACCAAGTGAATTTACTAGTAATACTATATTGACAAAAATACCAACACATGAACCGTATAACTCAGGGGATATACCAAAATATGTTTCCGAGACAGGAAAGCCAAGCAAAGGAGCATAACAAATAAAATGGCAT